GGTAAGGCCTTCTAGATCCATTACTGCTGGTCGTTCGGCTCCTAGTAGGGCTAGACCAGAAAGTACAGGGCCTTTACCTTGATAGTCGGCAATAATTTCACTCGATACATTAGTGAACATACCTGATGAGACTAGGTTAGCAACAGAATCTGGTACTTCAACGTCGGCAACGAGGGTTCCGTTATTTAAGGAAAGTGAGGAGACCTTTCCTAATGTTGCAGCACCTACGCCTTTGGAACCCTCGCCACCGAGAACTGCTGCTGGAAGACCCAGGGCTTCCGCAACACTGGAGGTATGTTCGGGGGAAGAATGACCTAATTTAATAGGTACATATGCAGGAACACCTTTGGAGAAAGATGCCTGAATTTGTTCTAGCTCTTGATGGGTCCAGTCTCGCTGACGGCCTTGGCTGTCTGTATGGAGACCGGACTTAAATACCTGTACACCTTGCATGGTACGGGTTTTAGCATCTTGAAAGAATGAGGCTAGAGACCCCGAGTAACGTCCACTTGCATCGGAGATTAGGAGGGTCTCTATTTCTGCCTCAGTGAGATTAATAACACTGGCAGCAGCTTCAAGTTGAGAATAGTTCTCAGAAGGATACTTACCAGTTATTTTCTTATGTAATGCCGCGCAGTAGCCCCCGGGACTATCTTTATCCCGGTTAGCTGCAACACAGGCATCAAAATCTTTATAGTCGCCAAAGGGCATGAAATTCTCTGATTTTCGTCTATTGTCGGTCGTAGTTAAATTTAGTGTAGTATACAGGGTCTTCCGTGTCAATATGTATCATATTTTATTCATAATAGCAGGAATCTAACTAGAAACTAAGGTATTTAGGGGGCTAGGGCTGGGAAAACAACACAAAAACCAGCCCTAACCCCGCATATACTAGTGTTAATTAATTGTACCCGATACTTTTGATTTTGAGCCGTCTCCTGGAACGCTGCCCTTTTCCCCGTTAGGCCCGTTAGGCCCAGCAGGATTTAGCTGTTGCTGAAGCATTTGTTCATCTTTTGCTTGGAGTCTGGCTAATTCCGTATCGTCAATGGGAGGCAACTCAAATACATCGCGGAGATGGTGTTCAAGTTCGGGAGTCCAGTGTATAGCGTTAGTGCCTAGTAGGGTCGTGGTACTTTGTGCTAGGGACTGGATATTGATTTTACCCGGCTTAGACCATGTTAGTAAGGGCATACTTGTAATATCGGGGAAGTGGAGTTTATTCCATTCCCAGAGGTAGGGTATCAGTTGTTGGTTCCAGACCCTAAGCAGTTCCCTTTGTATGGATCCTAGTGCGAGGCTAAAGAATCCAGTAACCTCTTTGGCTAGGGCTTGGGTACCGACTTGCTCAGAGCCTAGGGATATGAAGTCCATAAAGAAGCGTTGGCGGATAAGATGTTGGTAGTCTCTAATAATGGTCCTAATATCGTAGACCTTACCGCCTGCGCCAAAGGGACGTATTTCAGTACCGTGTGGGACTATGAGGAAAGCAGTTTCGTCAATCCTAAAGCCCTCAAGAGCTTTCTTCAATGCTAATTGGTCAGCATCAGAATAAGCTCCTTCGCCCAGTACCGCTACTGGCACGTTACCTACGTCACGTTCAGCACCAATGGCTTCTACGACTTCGAGGTTCTTTTTGAAAAACCATGGGCGGTAGAGGTTCCTGGAGAGGGAACGTCCCATGGGGTTGCGTTTACGCCCTCTAAATGTAAAGTGTAGGAGTTTACTCATAGGGGCTGTTCTAGTGGCTACTTTACCGCCTATAACTATTTGTTGGGTAAAGGCGGTTACTCGACCATGTTTATCTACATCGCCCCACTTTAGGAGGGTTTCTTGTCCTATAGGCATTAGGTCAGATAACCAGAGTTTACTTTCAGGGCCTTTTTCTAGGACCTTCTCAGTAATACTAAATCCAAAGGTCATAAACTCTAGGGCTTCTTCAACGTGTTCAATCCAGCTAATGCCTGTACCTTCGGTTTCTGAGTTTATGGTATTCATTCGGACGAACTCAGAGAAGTCCTTATCAGCCTGGCTATCTGACGCTGGTATCATATGGAATTTAGCGTCTTTAAGCGGGGCTGAGACTGACTCATAGAGAGCCCCTATTACTACGTCGTCTTCCATTTCTTTAAGGACCTTAACGGCCTTAGACCAAGGCTTAAGGTCTGTTAAGTACTCCTCAGCAATAGTACCTCTCCAGATACTAAGACCTGGCTGGAGTAGTACCTGTGAGGCGTTAGGGGGTCTACCTACAGCACGACTAGAGTTCGTCCCATTAGTACCATTTAGTGTTGTCATTAGTTATAATTCCTTAACTGGTTCACTAACGATAACTAGACCATGATGTTCGAGTAGGACTATATGATCGGGTACCAGATACAAACCTAGATACTGGAGCATGATTAGACTGGGTTAGTTGGCTAGCACGAACTTCCACATCTTGGGCATTGCCAACTACTACCTGACCTGAGGGGCCAAATGCTGCCTTGAAGGTATGGAGTATATAGCGTAAGGCGTCCATTCCATGGTCATTTACTTTAACTGGATCTTCTTTAGGGTTAAATTTACCCTCTTTCCCTTTGGGTCGCATATATGCCGCAAACTCAAGCTGTGTGGCAGATGGCTTATTAGTAGAGGTTAGGGCATAGTCTGACTCGACCAAGCTATTTTCAAGGATAAAGACACGATCATTGGAAATACACTGATATGTAGACTGTATACCTGGACTAACCTCTTTATCCGCTTTTATAGTAGGTATCTTGGCGTTATGGAGGTCAGCACGATCACCAGCATCCCAATCACAAACGGTAGTATGTATCTTCTCATTGGCGGTTAGGAGGTTAATGACTTTAGCGTGTTCTGTAACGGTTCTTCCTGAGTGATAGATTTCACGATACATGACCCACTCACGTTGGTAGTAGGGTATCTCAGTACGGTCTTGTGCGCCAGGGGGTCCTGTGTACTTATATTTAGGGGAGGCCCACCATTGGCATACAAAAGGGTTAGTAAAGCCAAAGTCGATAGAACGGAAGCGTTCCCAGTCTCTAGGGATAGGATCATTAGGATCGCCTGTTAGACCTAGTGCTGTTGTGTCTCTGGGAAGGATATGCTTAGTTGGATCCCAGCAGTCATAAACAACACCCTCAAATGAAATCCATAGACCTTTGACATAGCGGTCGTGATAGCGGCCTTTGAATTGGTCCAGGCTATCTCGATATGTTTTAGGCGTAAATGGGTTTAGGAGGGTATTACTAGAGAAGGTCGAAGTATAGCCTTTAGCTTGTAAATCCTCATCATGGTAGAAACGTCGGTATACCCAGTGGTTGGGGTCTGCTGGGTTGGTTGCAGCGAAGATTTGATGGAAAGGGACAGAGGGGTGCCGTAGGCGTCCTAGAAGCATCATCCAGTCATCTTCGGTAAATTCGATAACCTCGTCTACGAATATCCAGCCTACTTCTAGAGAGCCTACTTTAGTAGGTTGGTCTAGGCCATGAAACATCACCTCAGAGCCGTTTATAAGGGTGAGGAGATGCTCTTGCTTGTTATATGACTGTACATGCTCTGGTGGACAGACGTATCTATCCCATGTTACTTTGGTGGTATCTCGGAGGTCAGTGAACTTTTTGCGGACTATAAGGCCTCTATTGCCTGGATACTTGGTACTGAGAAAATAGCCCTTTTCACAGCCGACTCTAGATTTGCCTGCACCAAAGGCACCGTCGTATAATAGTTCTAGGGTCTGTGATTCCATGAATTTCCGTTGAGCAGGAATCTTAGAGGTGTCAAAAGGGAGCCCTTCTAGGCCGTCCCTTGTTGTAACTGTTTGAGTAAGTGCGCTAACCATAGTATTAGGGTACCGGTATCCAGGTGCCATCAGGCATTAGGACTGTTCCTTCGGGTTCTTCAAAATCGGGTTTGCCTCGGTATGAGGGAGTTTCTTCAGATATACCTGGAACTGTGTAGTCTGGATTTTGATCCTGGGTATTTACGGTAAAGGTATCGCCGTCTACAGTAGTAGCCTCTTGGAGGACAGGTGCAGTTGAGTTCTGGATAGGTGCTGGGAAATTATCCTTAAAGTCGTATAGTTTAACCTGATGAACCACATCGGCGATTATACGGCTTTGGAGAATACCTCTTGCTTTAGCGACAGATTCCTCAGTACGGCGAATCTGCTCTAGCAGACGGGACTGTTGCATAGGAGAAATACCTTCGCTTAGGAAGATGTCCCAGAGATGGGCCTCAACTTTTCTAAGGACGGCGACTGTCTGTTCTGTATGTTCCTGTAGGGAAGCCTGGTTATTTTCGTAGAGTTCTTTGCGGAAGGATTTGATGTCAGCTATAACAGTGCTAACAGAGCAGTCCAGCTCAGCGGATATTTCAGGTGCCCTATGTCCCTGTAGCCAGAGTTCTTGGACCGACTGCCTTCTGACAGTTGCTCGGTCGATAACAGATTTTCCTTTTGGAATAACTACGGGACGCATCCCATTTATTTTTCGTGACGCTATGGATTTAGGTACTGCGTCTACATGGGGAGCTGTTGCCATTTATCTCCACCCTTCAATTAGTAGGATCTAGAAGTATCGCCACTAATTAGATACTGGTTACTGGTATTATACAGTGTTGCTGATGTCTGTGTCAATATGTAACTAGTAATTTTCAAAATAGTGGGACTTCCCTCTAAATTAT